TGAACGAGGTTACACCTGAAGTTGAACAAGGCATCCAGCAACAAGCAGCACAGGCAGCACAAGGTCAATCAGACCCAACAGCTATTTTTGCTGAAGTTGAGAAAATGAAAGCGCAACTACAAGCACAAACAGCACAAGCTAAGATGCAAGCAGAACAAGCTAAACAACAAGCACAGATACAACTAGCGTCAGAGAAACTACAAAGTGACCGTGAACAGGCAATGGCTGACATCGCTATGAAGCAAGCTGAGTTGTCTATGTACGAAGAAAAAGCAGCACTAGAGATTGAGATGCAACGCGTTAAACTTGTGCAAGACGAAGCAATGGCTGACCGCAAACAATCATTAGAAGAACGCAAACAAGTTGTAGCAGAGTTAGAGTTAGTAAGCAAAAGCCTAAACGACATAACAGACGTTGAGATGGCTAAGGCAGAATTATCTAATCTATTAGCACAGTTGAGGGGATAGTATGGCAACTTTAGGTTATAACGCAGCAAACTCAATTGGTGGGATTGGTTCTATTGGTCAAAAGACTCCTGCTGACATTGCTAAGGCTGCACAAACTAAAGCGGTTACTGACAAAGTTAAAACATTAACTGCTGTTACTGTGGATGCTAAACCTGCTGCATTGCCACCAGGTGAAGTAGTCAAGCTAACTAATGACAAAGGCAAGGTTGAGTATTACGTTGGTACTTATGACGGTAAACTATCTAAACCATTAACTTCTGTATCAAGTGCTGTTAGTGCTGTAAACACACAGATTAAGAAAGCAGAAGCTGTACAAGCAACTGCATTACGTACATCACAAAAGATTGAACTTGCAGAAACTAAACAAGCATTAAAAGATGCTGGATTGCCTACTAAAGAAATTAACGCAATACTTGCAACAGAGAAAAAAGCTAACACGGAAGAGTTAACTCAATATAAAGGGTTACTTGCAGAACCAATGTTGCAATATGGCGTGCGTGATGCAGCAACTAATACGTTTGTAAATAATGTAGTTAATGGTGTTACAACGCCAGCAGCAACACCAAAATCATTGCTTACGCTTGATGACCCAGTTTTAACTCCTAAAGTACAAGCAAACATCCAGTCTGCTAACGATGCTGTAGCTGAGTTCCAATTATTAAAAGGTATCACGCAACCATTTTTACGTAGTGGCAATACAACATCTGGCATAAATCAATACGCTATCTATCAAGCATTAGATAATGGCTCAATTATTGCTACTAAAGATGCTAATGGCGTTACTACTGGTTACACAGTATCTCCAGAAGTAGCAAAAGCTAAAGGTGGCCAAAGTGGCTTTATAGATGCTACTGGCATGAGTAAAGCTAGTGCTAGGGCATTAGGTTTAGTTTTAAATAACGATGTTGTTATTGGTGGTAAAGCCAATGTAGTTACTGATGCCAATGACAACCATTATGTTTATGACGCTAGTGGTGCTGACCGTTATGGTACACAAAAGCCTTTAGTTGATACAGGCAGAGTAGTTGATTCAGGTAAAAAAGATGCAAACGGCAATCCAATAATGAATAAAGTGTTTGCTGAAGTATCTACAGACAACTCCAAGCGTAACTTGGTATCAGTAGTCAGCAACTACGTACAGCAACCTAATGGCACATTTACGTATGGTGGTATTGATAGCACAGATTACACGCACATAGAAGGCTTTAATCCAATCAAAGCATTGGTTATTGCTGGTATGTCTGCTGGTGCTGGCATGGCAACTGGCCCATTAACTGGCCTTACTGGTGCATTAGGAAATACAGTAGCTGGTGCTGCTGCAGGTGTTACAGGCGCTGCTTTATCAGGTAGCAACATAATTAAAGGTGGGTTATTAGGTGCGCTTGGTGGCTTTACTTTAGGTGAAGTCAGGGCTGCCGCAGAAGCTGCTGGTGGTTATGACAACTTATTAGGTCAAGTTGCTTCTCGTAACTTTAATTCATTTACTCAAGCAGGACAAGACGCTGCTGCTATTGCTAACTCTGCTGCCGCTTCAGCTAGTGGTGCAGATGGTGGCGGTGGTGGATACGCTGGTGGTGGTGAAAGTCAAGCTAGTATAAATTTTGGTGATACATCAGTTGCACAAGGCGGTTTCCCAAATGCAACTAATCTTTCTAATACTACCGTAAACGATTATTTAAACAGCCTTAATCCTGATAATACATTTAAAACAATAGACTTAGCTAATTCTGGATATTATACAGATGGCACAAAAATAACAGGTGGCGGTACAAATACATCATATATTGATAATGCTTTAGATAGATTTAAATTAGATAATTGGTCTAATGACCAAACAATGGTAGAAAACTTTACAGGTGGCCCAGCTACAGATAATGGTATTCCTGGTGTAAATCCTGATGGCACATTTAAACAAATAGATTTAAGCAATAGCGATTATTACACAGATGGCACACCAAGAGTTGTAACACCATCAGTTACTCCTAACGGACTACTTGATACAATAAAAAATGCAGGCTCATCTGTTGTTGATACATTAGGTGTTGGTGGCACAATCTTAGCTGCAGGAACAGTTATTCCAGCGATTGTAAAAGCAGTTACTCCTGGGCCAAAAACAGACAATACTGTATATACAGCGCCTTTGATAAACAATGTAATGATGCCAACGAATAAAGTACCAAGTTTTACACAGAACTATAACAACTTGTTTAACCGTCAAGGCGTAGGCGCTGGTCAATACTTAGGTTACGATTACTTAAACAACATAAACGTGCCACCAGAATTAATGGGTTTACTAGGTACATCTGCACAAGCTAGACCAACATCGCTTACAATGCCTACACCAACATCAATAACACCGGCATAACATGAACAGAACACAAGAAGCACAGTTGTTACTTGGAAACGAGTTTTTTAAGACAGTATTTCAAGAACTAGAGGAATTGCAGCTATCACGGTTTGCAAACTCAAACGAAGAAGATATAAGTGGTCGTGAGTTAGCGTATGTAAAACTCGCCACATTGAAAGAGATTAAATCGCATATAGAATCAATCGCAGCATCAAGCGAAATTCGTGATAAGCGATGGAAGATTTGGTAACTTTTTACCAAACGCAGTCAGGGCGTATCTGAATATAGGAAGTAAACAATGGAAAATACCATGACCCCAGCTACTGGGAATGGCACGGTGCAAGAAGCAGCAAGCCAATTTTTTGACATGATGGAAGAAGCGGAAAACCCAGAAGGGCAAAATGAAGCTGAACAAGAATCAGACGAAATTGAGGAAGGCGAATCAGACGAGGAAGAACTAGAAGCCTCTGAAGAACTTGATAGTGAAGACGAAGATGAGGAACAGGAATCAGAACCTACTTACCGTATTAAGATGGCTGGTGAGGAACGTGAGATAACCCAACGTGAACTTATTAAGTTAGCACAGCAAGGCGCAGATTACACCAAGAAGTCGCAGCAAGTAAGTGAACAACGCAAAGCGTTAGACGCAGAAAGTAATGCGATACAAGAGGCTAAACAGCTACGCAACGAATACGCACAACGTCTTGAAGCAATGCAGCAAATGCTACAGGCTCAACAACCGGAAGATGATTTAGATTATCTACAGGAAAATGACCCGATTGGCTATGCTGTTAAAGTTGCAGATATGACTAGGCGTGAAAAGCAAATGCAAGCAATTGAGTACGAACGTCAACGCATTGCCCAACAGCAACAAGCGGAAATGTCCGAACATCAACGTAGGCAAGTTGCTGCGGAAGCAGAAAAGGTCACAGAGTTAATTCCTGATTACTCAGACGCGAAGAAAGGTGCTGCATTACGACAAGAGTTACGTGCCTATGCTAAAAGCATTGGTTACTCAGACGAAGAAATAGGCGCAGTCTATGATGCTCGTACTGTTAAGGCTCTATACGATGCAATGCAATACCAAAAGTTAGTTGAATCTAAGCCAGGCGTATCCAAGAAAGTGCAATCCGCACCTAAGATGATTAAGTCAGGTACATCAACTAACAAAACAAGTACAACAGAAGCACAAAGGCGTCAATTCAACAAGTTGAAATCAACTGGTAGAGTTAGAGATGCTGCAAATTTATTTGAGAAATTTTTATAAAGGAATAAGAAATGCCAACCTATCAAACCTATACGGCCATTGGCCAACGTGAAGACTTAATGGATGTTATCTATAACATTGCACCAACAGAAACTCCATTCATGTCATCTATCGGTAAATCATCTGCTACTGCTCGTTTACACGAGTGGCAAACAGATACTCTAGCTGCTGCAAGCACAACCAATGCGGCAATTGAGGGCGCAACTGCTACATCAGCAACATTGACCCCATCAGTACGTTTAGGCAACCGCGCACAGATTTCACAAAAAACCATCGCTGTATCTGGTACTTTGGAAACTGTAAACAAAGCTGGTCGTCGTTCAGAGAAAGCCTATCAATTGGCTAAAGCCTCTAGCGAACTAAAACGTGACATGGAAGCCACATTGTTGTCAAACAACATTGCTGCTGACGGTAACGGTTCATCAACTGCTCGTACATTGGGCGGTATGCAAGCATGGTTGAACTCAAACTACTCTGGTACAGGTACTGCCGGTTCATTAGGTACTACTGCTCGTGTAACAGGTACTGACCGTGCGTTTACATCTACATTGCTAAACAACGTAATGCAATCTGCATTTACTAACGGTGGTTCACCAACAATGTTGTTTGTAACTCCAGCACAAAAAGTTGTTGCATCAACATTTACTGGTGTAGCTACTCGCTATCGTGACGTTCCTGCTAACCAACAAGCACAAATCATCAACGCTGCTGATGTGTACGTGTCTGACTTTGGTATCATCCAAATCGTACCAGACCGTTTCATTCCTAACAGCGATAACGATGATTGCGCTTTCTTGATTGACACAGAGATGGCAGCAGTTGCATACCTACGCCCATTCCAAACAAATGAATTGGCGAAGACAGGCGATGCAGAAACCACTCAATTGCTTGTAGAATATACATTGCAAGTGAACAACGAAGCAGCGCACGGTATCATTGCTGACTTAACCTAGTAGAAAATAAACTCCCTGTGTTAACTCATGGGGAGTTTTATTGGAAATATAAATGGCAAACATACTATACGAAAACGGCAAGAAAACAGAATTTCTTGATAATGGCTCAGATGTCATTGTCAAACAATCACAAGACATTGGTGCAATCATTGAGTTTAATAAGGCTCAATACAATGAAACTGATTCTAGGGCAAGATGGAGTGACGATGCAGTAGGTAACAAAGTTGCATCTATTCCGCTAACAGTATTCCAAGACCTTGAGAAAAAAGGCATCACTCGTGGATTTACGATTATAGACCATAAGCGATTTAAAGAATTTTTAAATAATCCTGATAACCAAGTATTTAGAACCAGACCAGGAAGAATATAAATGGCATTTACAACATACGCAGAGTTACAATCTACGGTTGCAGACTATCTTGCACGTAGCGACTTAACAAGCCAAATACAGGACTTTATTTCACTAGCTGAAACAAGATTAAGCCGTGACTTGCGTATTCGTCAAATGCTGACATACACAACAATCACAATGACGGCTAACTCAGCCAATGTGACAATCCCTACTGACTTCTTGTCTATCAGGGATATACATATTATCGGTTCACCGGTATATGCTTTGAAATACGAATCACCATCTAATTTGTTTAGAAACACAGATTCATTTGTTACTGCATTGCCTAAGTTCTATACGACTGTAGGCGCACAATTCGTGTTCTCACCAATACCTGATTCAGCATACGTATTGCAAATTCTTTACTATGCTAAACCACCAGTATTGAGTAATACAAACGCATCTAACGTATGGCTTGCTAATTGTCCTGATGCACTACTATACGCAGCATTAGCAGAAGCAGAACCATACTTAATGAACGATGCACGACTACAAACTTGGGCTGCCTTGTATGACAAATCAATTGCATCATTGACAGCAAGTGATGACAGTTCCGAGAACGCAGGTTCACCATTAGCGATAACAATAGCTGCGAGGTAGTATGGAAAGAATAAACTTAGGCGAGTGGACACCAGACCAACCAGGTATCTCTGGTAGTTTGACAACTGCAACTAACGTAGTACCACAGCAAGTGGGCTATGGCCCATTCCCAGAAGCAGCCGTTTATTCTTCTGCCGCATCACAGCCTCTGTTGAGTTCATTCGCTGGTGTTTATGGCAATACATTGGTTCTATTTGCTGGTGGTGCTACAAAACTATTTAAGTTTAACGATTTAACAACTGCCTTAACTGATGTATCTAAAGCAGGCAGCTATACATCAACTGATGGCTGGGAATTTGCACAGTTCGGTAATATAGTTATTGCTGCTAATAATGAAGACAAACTACAAGCATGGAATTTAACATCATCTACTGCATTTGCTGACTTATCTGTCAATGCACCTATAGCCAAGTTCGTTACGGTTGTTCGTGACTTTGTTGTAGCAGCCAACATTGGTTCTGGTACAAACCCAAGCAAAGTGCAATGGTCAGATTTGAACGATGAAACAGACTGGCTTCCTGGCCCTACTAGTCAATCAGACTTCCAAGAGATGTCAGATGGCGGCAACATTACCGGATTAACTGGTGGCGAGTTTGGTCTTGTGTTGATGGAACGTGCTATTGCACGGATGACTTACTCTGGTTCGCCATACTTCTTCCAATTTGACATTATTTCACGTGGATTAGGTTGTATTGAGTCAGGTTCTGTAGCGCAATACGGCAATACTACATTCTTCTTGTCTGATAATGGCTTTTATTCATGTAATGGTCAAACATTAGAGCCAATTGGTGCTGAAAAAGTAGACCGATTCTTCCTAGATGACGCAGACCAAGCAACTTTAAGCCAAATGAGTGCTACTATTGACCCATTACGCAAGCTAGTGGTGTGGGAATATCGCAACAACAACCAACAAAATGGCTTACTAATATATAATTGGCAAGTAAAACGCTGGTCTTATGCTGTTACTGACGCAGATTACCTATCAACAGCAGCAACACCTGCCTTAACGCTAGAAGCATTAGACGCATTTGGTACAGTAGACAGCATTACTACCTCATTTGACTCACGTGTGTGGGTTGGTGGTAAAGCTACATTGGCTGGCATACGTGGCAGTAGTATAATTACCTTTACTGGTGGCAACTATAATGCTGAAATAGCCACAGGCGACATAGAATTATCACAGAATTCTTTAGTTGGCGTAATTAAACCAATAGTAAACCAAGGTTCATGCAACGCACAAATAGCCTCACGCAGAAGCCTTAACGATGACGTAATTTATAGCGCAACAAGCGTACAAAACGCTGATGGTCGTTGTCCAGTTCGTTCTGCCGGTAGGTTTCATCGTATTAAACTATTACCTACAGGCGATTGGACAGCAGCAGTAAGCATGGACATAGAAGCAGCAACACAGGGCAATAGATAATGGTTCAATTTGTCACATTACCACAGCAAGGCGCAGACCAACGGCAAGTTGCCGAGGTTGTCCGTGGTATAATGGATGGCAAGACCAATAATACAGGCACGATTACATTAGCCACAGGCAATGCAACGTCTACAACACTATACAACGAACGTATTGGCTACGAATCTGTCATTCTATTAACACCTGATTCATCAGCATCGCAAAATGACTCAGCACCTTACGGATGCTTTACAAATAACACAGACCAAACAGCACCAAGTGTAGGTGCTACTGCCGTAGTTGTTTATGACACGACAGAAGAATCAAATGGCGTATATCGTGACACAGTAAACACATCACGTATTTATGTTAGAAACGCTGGTATGTATAACGTGCAATTTTCTTTGCAATTGGTCAACAAAGACAATGCCGTGCAGTATGCTGATATTTGGTTTAGAGTAAATGGCGTAGATGTCCCAAGAAGTGCAAGCCGATTTGATATTCCAATAAGAAAAAACTCTACAGAGTGGGGACACGTTGTTGGTACTGTAAATACATTTCTAGACATGGCTGCTGGTGACTACGTTGAAATTGCAGGCACAACATCTAGCACATTAGTTGGATTAGAACATTATCCTGCTGACACAGGCATACCAAGACCAGCTATCCCTGCCGTAATTTTAACTGTGCAGTATATTTCTGTTGATTCTATTTCAAACGTATACATAAGCAGTCAGACTAGAGGTAGTGCAGTCATATCACATTATGCAAATAGCACGGCAGATAAAACTTATAAATACGTTATAGTCGGATAATGGAAGCTAAATTTATACCGCCAAACGAGTTAAGAGAATGGTGGGCATTTGCAAAAGAAGGTCTACAGGCTGTTTTAAATAAATCGCCTGAGGATTACATCCAAGAAGAAGTTTTTGTGGCTCTATGGCTTCAGAAATCAATGCTATGGGTATTCCTAGATGGTGAAAAGCCTGTAGGTTTTACTGTGCTAACACCAGAAGTAGATAATTTGTTTGTTTGGGCAGTATGGGGCAAAGAACCGCAAAGTCCAGAAGTAATTGCGGAGTGCTTTGAGATTATTAAAGGTATAGCCAAGCAGGGAAACGCAAAGAGTATTACGTTTGGTTCTCATCGTCTTGGATGGGAAAAACTAGCAAGAAAATTAGGATTTACACCTAGACAATGGGAATTAAGATTAGAGGATTAAGATTATGAGTTCAAAACCACAAAACGTAACAAATGTACAATCAATTGACCCGATGCTACAGCCTTTTGTCAAGCAAGGTCTAAATAATGCTACTGCTTTATATAATCAGCAAACAGCAGTTGATGCACAAGGCAACTTAATTAATCCAGCGTATTATCCTGGTCAAACTTATGTAGGCGCATCAGACCCAACACAGGCTGCTTTGTTAGCACAACGAAATCGTGCTATGCAAGGCAATATGCTTAATCCTACTGCACAACGTCAACAATTAAATACAATTAGCGGTGATTACCTAGCTGGCAACCCATTCTTTGGTGGTGCATTTAAAGGGGCATCAGAACAAGCTACAAATGCGTATAATCAATCTGTAAACTCAGCATTGTCTAACGCATCACAAGCAGGTCGTTATGGTTCTGGTGCAATGAACACAGCATTAGGTGGCGCAGGTCAAACACTTGCGAACTCACTAGCTAACACAGCCGGCAATCTAGCTTATCAAAACTATGCTACAGAACGTGGTATGCAACAACAAGCAGCACAAAATGCACCATCACTAGCACAAGCTGATTACTATGACATCAACCAGCTAGCACAGGCTGGTCAAGGTTATGAAGGTTATTCACAACTAGCATTACAAGATGCGTTAAATCGCTGGAACGCAACACAAAATGCACCACAAAACGCATTAGATACATATATGGGTTATGTTACTGGTTCTCCACGAGGCTCACAAACTGTTTCACAAGTATATAAAAATCCTTTGTCAGGTGTTGCTGGTGGTGCTGGTATTGGTGGTTCAATAGGCGGTGGTACAGGCGCTTTAATAGGTGCTGGTCTTGGCGGTCTTTTAGGTTTACTTTAGGAGTTAAGTATGGCAATCTCAGATTTTTTTAGCGGTGGTCAAACTCCAGATTATCTATCAGGTTTACTTGATGATGAACAGTTACGCAGACTTAAACAAAATGCACAACAAAATGCTTTAATGCAGTTTGGTCTATCTGCTTTAGCGCAAGGTGGTTACTCAGCAACTCCAGTAGGCATTGGCGAAATATTAGGTAAGTCTGGCATGGCAGGTATGCAAGGCTATCAACAAGGCATACAAAGTGGCATAGAAGGAATAGGTACTCGTGCTAAGTTAGAAGAATTGCAACGTAAACGTGAACAACAAAAACAAATAGACACAATGATTGGTGGTATTACAGACCCAGCAGAAGCATTGGCAGCTAGAATTGCTCCAGAACAATATGTAACATCTAAATTTAAACCAAAAAGTTCATTCAACATTTTGAGTAATGAACAAGCTGCTGCTTATCAATTGCCTACAGATAGTGGTCAAAGATATCAAATGACTGACAAAGGCGTAGAGTTAATTAGCGGGACTCAAACAAAAGACGTTGCGCCAACTAATTTAGAGAAATTGCAAACATATAGAACATCATTAATGAATGCAGACCCAAATGACCCAAGAATTAAACAGATTGATGCAGCAATTAATAAAGAAACAAACTTTGCTCCACCAATGCAATCAGTAAATAATATTCAAAACTTTGTACCTGCTGCTCAAGCATTACAGAAAGATGCTGCCTCTGCTCTCGTTAAGAATTATGAATTATTGCAAAACGCACCTCAAACAATTGACACAATGGAACAAGCTAAAAAATTAATTCCACAAGCAGTTAGTTTTACAGGCTCATTTGGCGAACAAAAATTACAACTTGCCAAGTTTTTTAATAATAACTTTGGTACATCAATTGATGCAACTGGTGTTCAAAACGCAGAACAACTACGGTCAGCATTATTTGCTAATGTAATGGATAATTTGAAGAAAATGGATGCAAGTCCTTCTCAAGAACAACAAAGAGTTATGGCTAAAGCATTTGGTACGCTTGAAACAGACCCAAGTTCTTTGCCTAAAATTATTGATATTTATGAAAATGTCATTAAAAAGAAAGTTGATATTCATAACCAACGTGTTGACCAAATTAAAGCAAAGATTGAATTGCCTTATGACCTTAAAGTTAACTTGCCACCACCAGCACCAGTAGTAGAAAACTTACAAGAACGTATCAATAGAATTAGAAATGAACGTAAAGGTAAAAGATAATGGATGATGAATTAAACAACATTAGTGATGAGCAACTCAAAAAATTATCTCCTAAAGATTTTGAGTATGTAGTTGCTGGCAAATTAGATAAAGTATCAGACGCTGGATTAGATATTTTATCATCATCAACATCTAAGCCTGATATGACAATTGGGCGTGGTGCTGGCCTTGTTGCTAGAGGTATGGCATCTCCAGTTATAGGTGCTACTGCTGGTGGTGCATTAGGTGGCCCAGTAGGTGCTGTTGCTGGCTCGTTAGCCGTGCCTGCTGCTGACTTACTTACTGCTGGTTATAATGCTTTAGCCCCACAACAATATAACATTGCGCCACCATCTGAAGCCATTGGAAACTTATTAACTAAAGCTGGCTTGCCAGTTCCTCAAACTACCGGTGAACGTGCGTTAGTTACTGGCAGTTCTATGTTAGGTGGTACAGGTGGACAAATAGGTGCATTAAGAGAATTAGGTAAAACTGGCGCAACAGCATTAGGTAGAGGAATTGCTAGTCAATTATCACAACAACCTGTTCGTCAAGTTGCTGCATCTTTTCCAGCAGGTTACGCAGCACAATATGCTGGTGAAAAAACAACAGAAGCTACAGGCTCTCCAGCATTAGGTGGTTTAGCATCATTAGCAGCTATTATACCTGTTGCAGGGGCAGTATCAAAAATGGGCGATGTAACACAAAATGTTATGCCAAAAATGCAAACATTAGCAGATAAAGCTGGATTACCAGTTAAATTTCCTATAGCAGAATCAACACAAGAAGTTATACCAACAATAGAGTCATTAAAACAACAAGCAGGGCAACAATATAAGTTTGCTGAAGATGCTGGTGCAGTATTTAAGAAAAACTCATTTAAAACATTTGCAGATAGTTTAGAACCACAATTAAGAAAAGAAGGATTTAATGTAACATTGCATCCTGGTGTGTTTGCAGCATTAAAAGAAATTAAAGATGCAGCAAAAACAGATGTAACATTAGAAAATGCAGAAATATTAAGACGTATTGGCAATGCTGCTAAATCAAGTATTAGTGCTGACGAAAGGCGTGTAGGTGGAGTATTAATTGATAAGTTAGATGATTTTATAGAAGGCGCACAACCTAATCAATTAAAATCAGGAAGTAAAGAGGCGGTAGACGCTTTAGTATCTGCCCGTGATTTATGGAAACGTAGTCGCAAAGGTGACATTCTTCAAGAAATATTTGATACTGCTGAATTACGTGCAGATGCAAACTTTTCACAATCTGGGATGGAACAAGCATTAAGAAGTCGTTTAGTAAATCTTGCTACTAATGCTAAAAAAATGCGTACCTTTACAAAAGAAGAACAAGCTGCTATTAAAGATACTGCAAAAGGCGGTTCAATACAAAATATATTGCGTTGGGCTGGAAAATACTCGCCAACAAGTGCAATTGCAACAGCATCTGGTTCTTATGTAGGCGCATCATTATTAGGGCCAGCAGGGGCTATTATTGCACCAGCAGTTGGATTAACTGCAAGATATGGCGCAACTAAAATGGGATTAAAAAACTTTAAAGACTTGCAAAATCAATTATTGCTTGGTCGCAAGCCAATAACAGAAATATCACCTTATGCAACAACACAAGCAAGAACTTTAGGTGGATTATTATCACAAGACCCATTCTTGCAACGACTACAGAATAACGAGGAATAATTATGGCAAAAACCAAGATAAGCGAGTTTAGTTCTATCCCAGCCAATAATACCGAAATTGATGGTATTTTTATTGGCGAGGGTATGCTACCTTCAAACGTGAACAACTCCTTCCGTGAGTTGATGTCACAATTAAAGAATCAACAAGACGGCTCAGACGGAAGTGACTTTACTGTAGGAGGTAATTTAACAGTAAACGGTTCTACCACAGTAGCTGGCGCAACAATATATAACGGTACGCAAACATTCAACGGTGCTGCTGACTTTAATAGCACAGCCAACTTTGATGGCATTGTAACAATGAATGGTACTGTGAACTTGGGTGCTGCTGTCAATGGCGATGGTGGTACGATTGACGCAACTGTAATTGGTAGCGTTACACCTGCTGCGATAACTGGTACTGCAATCACATCAACCACAGGCTTTGTAGGTAATCTTACAGGTAATGTTACAGGTAACGTTACAGGTAACTTAACAGGCAATGCTTCTACAGCCACGACAGCTACCACAGCAACCACAGCAACGTCTGCAACAACTGCTACTACTGCTACTAACATCGCAGGTGGCGGTGCTAATCAAATAGCGTATAATACTGGTGTTGGTGCAACTAACTTTTTACCTGCTGGTACAAGTGGTCTAGTCTTAACATCAAATGGTTCAGGCGCAGCACCTACATGGCAGGTTGGCGTTCCTTCTGGTACAGCATCTAACTTAGCTGGTGGCGCAGCAGGTCAATTACCTTATCAGTCAGCTACAGCTACAACATCGTTTTTATCTGTAGGCACAGATGGTCAAGTTTTAACATTGGCTAGTGGTCTTCCAGCATGGCAGACATTGACAA